CGTAGCTCATCTTACTGATCAACGCCTGTAGTCCTTCTTCAATATCAAGACCAGATGCTGGATTGCAGATAATTTCCATCTCAGCCAAGTCTTCGATAATCGAGGAAGCACCATCAGATGCTTGATACCTAGCAGCACCTAGCCTAGAGTCGATCAATCTGTCAAATATCTCCTCGCCCTCTTCGTAGTTTTGAATCAGTTCGACGTAGTCACGGATGCCATACCCAAGACCCTTTGCCGCCTCACCAGCGACCCATTTGCCGCTCTTCCACTCAGCCCAGTCACCCACATCCACGCTAGGCCATTCCCGATAGACGTAGTATGTTCCAGTCTCGTCAACCGCAACCCAGCACATAAACCAATTCTTCGCACCAGCAGGGTCGATAATCTGATACCGTGTGATATTCTCCGTAGGAATCTTATCGTTGGAGATGACGTTGACCGCAGTGTTGAACTTAGGGAATTTAGTCGCCTGAGACTTCACAGGGACTCCATAAGCACGAATGAGGATCTCCTCCCGTGTCCTGCCCTCAAGAGCCTCCTTGATACGCTCATAGCCTCCAAATGGGTTGTCTTGAGAGTGGAAGTAGTGAATGCTTGCGTTTCTCTTCTTTGACCTCTGGATGTATGGCACAAGCTCACCCTTGAGCAGTTCCGCAGGTCTAGATTCCACGATGGATGCACCGTCAAGATACTCCTTGATCACCTCTGTCCAGCCATCAATTGGCGTGAACGTAACCAGCATCTTGGCATCTCTTGTAGCTAATCGGAATCTGAGCGTGTTGATCAGCTCTGGGCCTAGCAAGTATTCATCGAGCCATACGCCAATGTTGTGCCACACTGGTGACCTGCTGCCAAGTTCCGCGCCTTCCAGAATCGTTGGGTTATTTTGATACTGAGAGTACGTCTTAAAGATAATTTGGGAGCCGTTAGGGAGGATTAAACTTCCGTCAGTGAATCCGTTCTTTTTCGTGTAGCTGATGTAAGCACTAGCAGATGTCTGTTTTGTCTTTAGTTCTGCGGGTAACCAATCATACACGGCACTCTGTTGCTGACGAATAGATACCTCGGACGTTTGAGCAAAACAAAAGATCTCAGAGTTTGGGTTTTCTACTGCCGCACGAACAATTGAGTAAGCACCGAAAATTGTTTTTCCGCTGCGATTACCTCCAAGTGCCACAATCTCAGTGACTTGTGACAACGCTTCTTCAGCTTTTAACCAATGCGGAAGCTTAAATCCATATCGAAATGGATCCTTGTCAGAGTTCTCAATTGCCTCATGGTAAATCTGGTGAACATTCACCAAATCCTCTGGTTCCATCTCTGCAATCTCATCTTCGGAGGGAGGAGTTAGGATCTGGTGTGAACGCCACTTCATTATTTAATAAACAGTAAGTTTTCAGAACAAAGCACCGACTTAACGTCGTATACAGAATAGCAAAATTTACAAGTGTAACTCACATCTTCTTTTGGGAACGATCCACGGTCACCAGAGCAGAGAGACAAGCCCTGCTTCTTACAGTGATCACACATCTTTTTCCAGTGCTTCACGTTCTTGTTAAGCAACAAATCAAAGATCTTTCCGTTTTTTGCATCAGCTACATAGTCGGCATATGATCTGGACAGACATTCTTTTTTGTTGTCGTCACCCCACGTCACCAAGTACCTGTATTTGTATTGAGTAATGTCGTGCCCACTATCAATATCACTCTGCATTTGTTTGGTGATCGGCTCGTCAATTATATCCATTATTCAATGATTTCTACTTCAATTGCTTGTTCCTTGATTCTGTTTGCAATGCGAGACTTCGCCTGTGCAATCATAATGGCTGCATCCTCGATAGATGCTCCCTTGCGATGTTCGATCACCACACCCGCCATGCCAGCAAGCTGAGTAGCTTTATCCGTCATAATGCCGACCGTTAACGCCAGCCTGTCAGGGGAGATGTTCTTCAATTGCTCTGGATCTTCAGCAAGTTGTTCTGCTTTTTGGAACAGCAAGTCAGTATATTCCTCCGCAGCAATTGCGTACTTACGCGAAAAGTCTTTGCGCTTGGTTTCAAGTGTGTCCTCATGCCTCCATTCAAGCTCCCTGACGGTCTTCCTATCGATCCCAGTGTCCTTTGCTATGGCAGAGTAGCTTTTACCCTGTGCAAGCCCCCAGAGAGCCTTTGCGGCCCCCTGTGGGTTCCAGTACTCAACCCTCTTGCGGTCACCATGTGCCTTAGCTCTCTCAAGGACTTCTTGGAACCATTCTGCTGGTTGAGACTCGATCTCTTTTGCAATTGCATTACTCATTAGAGGCACAGTATGCTTACTATTTCATTTTGGCAACACTAGAAATTGAAGCCGCAGAAGATTTTATTTTTGCTGTTGATTTCTCTGGAGCATATTTGATTGTTCCATGAGACAAACTTTCGGACGGAATGGATTTCCTGACTGGGAAATTGGTATGCTGCTGAGTCATAATTTGGTTCTTGGTACTTGGGAATGTCCTGTCAACCACTTGGTAGTGATTTATTTTTGCAACTGGAACTCCATGAAGAACGTATCCATATGACCTATGCTCCGTCACGCCAGCATCCTTTGCCGTCATAATGTCAGCACCTTCCTCTAGAGGATTAAATTTAAGAATGGCGACTGCCGATCCACTTGGCACTCCTTTAAATGCAGGCTCTTCGATGTTCTCGACAATTTCTTCAGCGTCTGGAAATCCAGCCTTTGTCATCTTTTTTGAAAGCAGTGCCTGATATGACATCTTCTCTCCAGCAGATTTTGTCATTACCTTTGTTTTCTGGAAATACGTTGACCCTCTCTCAATTTGAGGCATTGATCTGATTGCTTCAGATGCTTCACTGATTGATTCCCATTCTTTTGAGTGATCCAGTATCCACGGGTTTCTTTTTGAATCCTTGCTTGATAGCTTCTTATATACTCTCTCTCTCATTTCATTGAGTTTGCTAAGAGCCTCTCCTTTGGAGATTTTATTTGCCTTGATGGATCGATTTAGCACTTCAAACCAAATATCATTGAATGTTTTGTTTCCAACAACATTTCCCTCTTGCATTAGCACAAGCTTCACATAACCGCCATTTTCAGCAGCTCTTGCCGCCACTGTTCTTGCTACGCCTTTCGAGTTAAATGCCCACAATACTTGTTTTTCCAAATTCTCAGTAATTGCTGGATAATACATACCACCCTGAAGATCAACGCCCATATAGTTTCCGACTCTCATCCTGTCAATGTGGATAGCGGCAAGTGTCGGTGTCTCTTTTTCAATGCTTGCAAGTATTTCTGGAGTGATTATTGGAAATGCAGATGGTTGATACTCTGGCATATATCTCGCGCCAGTTTTCAATTCCTCATCCCATTGGATTAATTTTCCCGATAGCGGTATTGTTTTTACACTTGTCTTTGGTGCAGGAGTCCCCTGTACTGTTAGCTCGTTAGCTTTGCCAACAATCTTAACTGGTTTGTCTTCCGCTTCAGGCATATAGCGATATTTGCTTTTATCTTCCTTAACAGCATCTTTTGCGAGAACTAACGCTCCAATCTGCACTACTCGTTTTGCACTTTCAATTGGCATCTGTGTTGCCTTGTCGTAGAAGTAGGAGTGCCTAATTGGATTCATTCCAACTTCAGTCCATTTAGGATTATTTATGACTTCCTTAGCCAAACTGTGAGCTTGTTTGACTGTCATTGGGACATAATCACCCTGCATTGTGGCGATAGTTCCCTTTGGCTTTCCAGCGGCAATGTTTTCAGCGGCTTTTTCAGTTACTCCGAAATTAACATTGTCCATCACAGTAGTCGCGGTATAACCAACTGCTGTACCTGCACCGCCCTTGTTCACATCTTTTCTTGGCTCATGTAGTGCGTTAATATATACACCCTCGCTTTCATATGCTGGAATATCAAGCCTACTCTCTAGTCGTTGCCCAGCAGGAATGTCCTCTGGGTTTTTAACCATGTCTTTCTTGTATCGTTCTCCAGCCTTCCTATCTCCAAGTCCCCTCAGAATATCCGATGTGGATGCTGGTTCCAATACTCTGCCAAATGCCTTGAGTGGCATATACTGATCTACAATAGCATTGTATTCCTGAGACGTGATTTTCCCTTCCTTGAATTTTTGAGCAGCCTCAGTAACTTCTGGAATTCTTTTTGTTTTGCCTGTAATCGGCTCAGGCATCTGTCTTGCCTGCTCAGGTAAATAGCTTACACTTTCTTTTCCTCGTCCAGAAGCATCTTGGACAGAAGGAGAATATCTTCCCCTTTCCTTGCTAGTTGCATCGCGTCCATAGCTTGATCCAGCAATTTCTCCAGTTCTCCTTGTGATTTGGTTTCCTTTGATTCCATTGATTAATTCTTTCTTTGTTAGTCCCTTTGATTCTAATTGTCTTAAATACGAACCGTAGCTTACTGGGGTTTTTCCAGACATTACGATAGATTGCGCCCAGAGTGCCGCTTGCACTTGTGCTGGCTTCCAGCCTAACTCCTTGGCAATATCAGTCAATACTCTTTCTGCTTCCGCATATTGCTTTGCTGATGGAGTATCCACTCCAAACAACATTCTTGCAATGTGCCTATCTACTACAACTTTCGAGGAGTCACCCTCATTTGCAGACTTGTAATTTGAGATTTTTCTTCCACCAACCTGCGTTTTATTTTTGATGGCGTTAAGGTTTCCAATTACTGCTGGTAAATATCCAGCTTTCTCTTCGCCACGCAGACGGGCATCAAACTCCTCTCCCCTCATTAACTGACCAAAGGCTTTCAATGCCAGTCCGACATTAGCTTTGACCGATGCTGCTTGTGATGTAACTGCAAGTATTTCTTGAAACAATTCAGCATTATCTCCAAAGAAATCATCAAGTGTCTCCTGATGCTCTGAATACCAATCCTTCCAGCTCTCTTGAGTCATTGCCCAGTCCTGCAATACTTCTTTTGTTTGAAGCAGTTTGAGCCTATCATCGACCGTAGTGTCTTCCACTTGACTTTGTGACTCTGGCATCTGTCTCGCCTGCTCAGGAAGAAGCACCTGACTAGTCGCCTTGTAGCTGAATGGCATTGCTGGATAGTCTTGCGGGGACATTGGGACTGCCTTGCTAACTCGGTCTGCACGATACGTCCGATACACGTTATCCCTGCTCTTCACGCCATCCTCAAGCAGCATTGGATTAAGCACTGCCTGTTCCTTCTGGTTGAGCAAGCCAAACATCGTATTGATGAATTTCTTGCGTTGATCTGCCTCGACTGCGCCATACTTCTCGCTGAAGTATTCAATGCTATCCACACCGTTCTTGTGGAAGTCCATCATCGCCTGTGTGTCTCTTAGGATCAAGTCTACATTACCACTGTAAAGCCTCTTGCCACGCGCACCCTGTGAACGTTTCTGGATGTTTTCTTGCAGCTTAGTGACAGACATCAGTCCGAACTGGAGGTTGCCATCCTTGGACGTGAGGATCGCCACTGGCACAGTGTCGCGTAGAGTTGCATCCTGCGGCTTGTAAACAGCCTTGCCTGACTTGTTACGGGTAGTCGCTGGGAAGTTGATCATCACAACACGGTCGCCAGTCCCCTTTCTCACCAGTCTGTTCATCTCACGGATGATGCGCTTCTGCTCTGGATTGAATCTGTTCTTGGCAAACATTTCGCTCACCACATCGTCAGGCAACCATCCAGATTGGAATTGATTGTTATCATCGATATATGCCTCACCCTTTTCGGGCGCATAGTTTTCAGACCTCTTTCTTCTCAGGACTTCGTTCACAGTCAGTCCAGCAAGAGCACGCTCCATCTCAGTAGCCTTATCCAATGCAACTGCTCTTCCATTCTCCAAGATTGGCTTCCCATTCTCATCAGTCTTTACGAGTGGGTGTAAAAGTTCTAAGTCAATAGAGTCTGACGGGTTTAGAATAATGGAAGCTCCAGAGTCGGCCTTATCACTGATTAGTGGTTCAAACTGACCCGTAGCAAGTCCAGCACTGCGCCTATTCATGTCGCGGAACATCTTGTTCGTGATAGGGTCAGTCTTGATTCCCTCAGCGTCTAGAATGCCGTTGCCAGTCACCCATGAACCATTCTTGTCAATTATGCCACCACTCTTGAAGTGTAAGTCTCTGAGGACTGGTACTCTGGGCAGGATTGTCTCTAGGATTGATCCAAGTTTTCTTCTCGCTGCCCCGCTTGATGCAATTGCTCCAAGCTCTCCACTCTCAGCCATTGCTGAGTATTGGTCTGAATGTTTTTCGATGAAGTATTCGACTGCGACCTTGTCCAGTGGATAGACTGCATCTCTCTCGGCATTAGACATTTCTGCAACACCAAGACGATTGTAGTATGCGTCTTTGAACGCTTGAAAGTTTGGATCTAGTTTACCATCCCGCGAGCGGAATAACCCGCCCACAGTGTTCCCCTTCATATCCCCAAGGAACAAGGCAGAAATACCAGATTCCATGTTATTCTTGATGATGGTGTGGTGGAGGGTCTCATGCGCGACCAGTGCCTTGATAGGGTTTGTCGATTTGACGTTGATGGTGGCAGTGTTCGTATTTGGGTCGTACTGACTAGCACCAGAATCCTTGAACTGATAGTTCAACGTAGGATTGGCAATAGAGTAGGTGGCAATTGCACTACGGGTTCCAGATGGGATTGCTTCAAACAACGCCTTCTGACGAGGGTCAACTAGATCACGTTTGAAGTTGAGTTCATCTCCAATAGAAAGCTCTCTCATGCGCTTCTTAGTTCCCATGAATGCACCACCCGCCGCAGCGAATGAACCACCGATGACCAACGACTCAGCCGCAGCCTGATACAACGTCTCAGGGCGCATATCCGCACCGTCCGACAAATATTCAAACATCAGGTCAGTGGGTGCTGCCGCAGCAATGCCTCGACCAGTCCTACGCAGTACATCTGAGGTAACCCCACCAAGGTCGAGCATATTGAACGAATGTGCAATGCCCCTGCCAAGTGAGTTAGGTGCTGTGTGTGATGCCACACGCTTCCAGAATGGAATCTGCCCGCGCACGTTCTCCATCTCCTTGCCGACATACCTGAATAGCTTTCCATAGCTCGACAGTACCTTTCCCGTCTTAAGTGCCGCAGCACCTGCCGCTACAGCTCCAATGATGGGGCTTCCAGCCATGCCAGCTACGCCAGCCGCACCAACTGCTGCCGTGTACATCTGATCAAACCCTCTATCCTTCAGGAAATTTGTAACAGCATCGTCGGTCTTTGATAGCGCGTTCCCAACACGCTCCAGAGTTGCCCCTATAGCTTTCGCTGGCACTGATCGAGCTTGTCGGCCAATTTCCATTGTCTGAAGCATTTTTTGTGCGTAAGACTCTGGGATTCTCGTTGCGAGACTATTGCGTTTAGCTACAAGACTTTCTAATTCAGAAGTAATAGCTGGAAGCGCAGATCGAATTTGGTTTGCCTCGTTAATAGTCCTGTTAGCAATTTGTGATGCTCTAGCTGATTTCTCAAGTAATGCTGGTTGCTGCTTCGCCCTTTCGGCAAAATCAACTGCCATACGTTGCGCTAGACTAATGGTTGGATCGGACTTCGCCAGAGCAGCCATGCTTGATTGTACAGCGGTCTCTCCCTTTGCAATCGCTAGCTCCATTTGAGAAATTCTCCCCATCGTCTTCTGGGCAGTTAACTGTAGCCTAGTTGCCAGCGGGGCAGTTCTTGCTGCACCAAAAGCGATTCGCGCTGGAACCAAATTCAATGGGTCTCCAACAATGCTGGTAAAAGCACCGACGCCTTTGTATATTTTATTAAAATCATTTTCTCCAAGTTGCTCTTTTGCATCAGTAGCCCTTTGCAGCGATCCTTCTAACCCTAAGACGGTTTCAGCAATCTCTCCCGCCTCCATGTCTGCCAAGCGTTGATCAGTTGCCCACTGTTTATAACGAGCAGTAACCAAAGCGTCTTCTGTGCTCTTGATGTTTGGGTTTTCCAAATCTAACGCATATTCCTGCAATTTTTTGATTCCAGTCACATTTCCAACAGCACCAATAATTGGAGACAGAATAGATTCCTCGATAAACTTCCGGTCATTTGCCAAGGCTACATTTGTCGCATTAGAAAGATTTATGGCATTTTTGTACATGTTTTCTGACACTGCCAAATCCGATGTTGCCAATTCTGCTTCTAATTCTTTTCCTTTTGGATCATAAGTTTTAAGTTGACCACTCCAAGTTCTTGAACTATGCGCAAATCTCAATGCTTGTTGTCTTGTTAATTCCGCACCACCATAAATTGCTGTTCCTACAAAATCAACTACAGATCCAATTGCCTCAGACGGTGTGGAACTCGCCCTAATTACTCCATCGTTCCACAAAATGTCAAAAGTGTCTTTGCTGCCTTGTTGGTTAAACCACTCAGGTTTTGACATCTCGCTAATTGGAGTAAGGTATGCCTGACCTTTTTTGGTAAGAACTCCTGACTCGTCAAACATTCCAGCCTCAGACAGGTTATAGAATAGTTCTCCTTTTTCTGTTGGGTTTCCATCACCATCAACCATCCCAAGTGCCTTGATGCTATTTTCATTGAAAGGCTTAGAGAAAACTTCAACAGCGGACTTTGGAAGCTCTCCAGCTTCATTTCTTAATGAATCAACTTGTGCCGATGTAGCATCTGCAACAGCTTGTTGGTATGGAGATATGGACATGATGTCCTCACGCATAGGGGCTTGATACTCTCTGACAATAGGTGCTACACGCTCTTGCTCTGGCTGGAGTGAGACGGAATCCTGACGTATTGGCTCCGCAGAAATAACCTCCCCTTCGGCTGCGGGTGCTCCTGCTTGGATTGGTCTATAAACCTCTTCCTCAAGCGGAGTGAGTCTCTCTACAACCTGAGTTTTAATAGGCTTTTGATATTCCTCAACCAGAGTTTCTGGTTGCAACATCTCCCATTGCCCTAGGGTCTGATCTATACCTCCAGCCAGCAGCTCAAGACTGCTTTTAACTTCTTTGTTGAATGTTGGCTTTTGATCATCAGGAACATTGAATGGCATTAGATTTTTTTGGTTTATTACAAATTAGTTGCAGGCATTTCTTGAGCTTTAAACTTATTAAAGAATTGATTTGAACCCTTGACGGTTTTTTCTTTGTTTTCAGCTTCTTTCTTTGCTTCTGGAATTTGTGGAATTTCAAGTTCTACTCCAGCAGCTTTCTTATATGACTCCATTTGGTTCTTGATGTCTTGCCTAAAGTTTTCAATTGAAGCCTTGGCAACCTCTTTGTTTTTCATCATGCCAAGTGGGATAAGGTATTTCTGTGCCGCCGCAACTTCCCCCTCTCTTGCCACAGAACTTGGATCAACGGTCTTTGCGTATGCAATAGCCATCTGATATGGCAACTGATTAAGTTTTGAAGCAATTTGAGGATCGCCAAGCATTTCAGATTCCCATGTGCCACCTTTTTCAACAGTATCCAACAATTCATTTGCATACCGAAAAGCGGAATT